AATCGCATGCCAATCAATTTCGGCATTACTGTCGATGACCTGTCAAACTAAGCTGGTCCGGACGAATTATTCTCCCAATTTTTTATAAACCTTTTTTACCTGCGGCTGATATACCTGCTTATCATTTTAATGGTTCGTACACAAGCGCTGGTAAGTATAAGAAGTTGGGTAGGAAACTCCTCCGGACTGGCTTGCTTGACACGCCCATTGAACCTTGCACTGGTTTACGCCTTTGCTATGGTCCTATGGTCAAACATACTGGTTGCACCTGGGAGTCAACCACTCATAATCGTATTTTGTCTTTATTTCGGCTTTTTAACTGTCGTAAAGGTGATAAACGTCTTGAGGAAGAACTACGTGACAACCAAGAGGGTTACGTACAGTTATCCCAGGCACCTGGCTCTTATTTAAATGCTTATTTGAACTTTTTATCTTTTAATTTAATGTACTTCTTTCAAGATGTACATGATTCTGTCGATGCTATTCGACATAATGCCCTCGACCCAACGCATGAGAAGTACCATCTTCGTAAGAATGCATACAATCAGTTGTATGAATCTGGCCAGTTGTATGGCTCTTCTTTCGTTACAAGTGTTGTCGCCAAGTTTAAAGAGTTCGAATTCGCAAAGCCGCTTAAAATCCCTAGAAATATAATTGATTTAACATGTCCGGGTTCGCTTTTTGGCGGATGGCTTGCTAAAATCTATAAGAACGTGATGTCTATTCCTTTTAATTATTTAAATTTGGAAGCACATTTCGTTCAAACACCCGACCAGTCCGTTCTGGATTTAATGTTTTCAAAATTGCTTGGTATAGGCAACACCGCACCATTTGTATTCATCTTCTTTTCTGATGACTCATGTGCGATTTTTGAAACCACTTCCGGTCGTTTGTTTGTTAATCTTGATATTTCCAGTTGTGACATTTCACACACACATCATGTGTTCGATTTGTTTTTATCTACGCTTGCACGCACTTGCTTTTTGAGTGATGCTCGCTGCCTTGTGCAGCAGCTTACACTCCCAATTAGTTTTAATTATCTTGGTAAGAAGCTCAAATTCATACCAGATTCACCTAAACTTTACTCTGGCAGTGTCTTGACCACGTTGATAAACAATCTTGCTAAC